GCCGCGGCCGAGGCGGTTCGAGAGCTGGTAGATGCGGAGCGCCAGCGTCTGGCCGGGCCCGAGCGGCGCACCCCAGTCGGCGGCCTGCTGCGCGGCGGTATAGAGGACGGAGGTCGTGCTGCTCTTCAGCGTCCGCTTGATGGCTGCACCGTCGAGGATCTGGATGTCGTAGCTTTCGTTCGCAGGGCTTGCCTGGCCCCACTGGGGCCAGGGTCCCTGCTCACCCTCCGCCAGCGGCACCTCGACCTGTTCCCAGGCATCGGCGACCAGCGCGCGGGATCGCCGTGTCCAGCTGATGGTCAGATCGCCCGGGCTGCGGGCGGTGCGCCATGGTTGTTCGACATGGACCGGCGCGAAGGGGACAAGACCGCGCCCGGACGGGGTGAAGCCCAGCGCGGCATAGCTCGCGTCACTGAAGGCACGCGCGGCCGGGCCCACACGCCAGTTCCACGGCAGTCCGAGATCGGCCTCGGCAATGGGGAGTGAGGCCAGCGTTGAATCCAGCACCACGACCCGCGCCCCGGCTGGCGCCGGGTTGCCCATCGCATGTTCCGTGCCGCGCTGGCCACGCAACAGGCGTGTCAGGCGATAGCGGCCCGGTGCGATCAGTTCGGCTTGGCCAGCCTGGACGATCTCCCAGACCCCGGCCGCTGTCTCCACGGCCAATGCATTCGCCCCGCCGAACAGCGCGACGTCGGTCACGCTTTCCAGCGTTCCGGACAGGAGATCGACCACCAGCGCGTTGCCCAGATCGAAACGGGAGGTTGGCCCGGGAAACAAATCGAAGGCCAGCGTGCCGATCTGAGCACGGCTCCCGAAGGTCGTCAGGAGGTTGAACCCGTCCGTCGAGGCGCTGCGGAAGACGGCGATCTGGCCCGGCCAGGGGCTGGCATGGGCGGCGATCAGGGGGCGATGGGCGGGCTGGTCCTCGCTGATTTGCGGCCGGTCCAGCATCACCACTTCCGGCGTGCCGAACACGACAGGGCTTGCAATGCTCGCGGGCCGGGAATCGCCGGGCGGCAGGTCATAGGCGGCGCGGTCCTGACGCACCGCCTCGACGCCCCGCGCCTCGGCATCGGCGACAGAGACCAGGCGGAATTCCACTTCGCGGCCGTCATGCGCGAGCCGGATCACGTCGGCGGGGTCGAGCGCCAGCCGCGAGGGCGGCAGGCGGAAGGTGGCGCTTTCCCGGCCGATCCACGCCTCCATCAGTGCGGCGGCAGCGGCGTTCGTTCGGCGGGTGCTCGAACCCGTGGCGCACCCGCCTCACCCTCGGCGGGATCGCCGTGGGGAAGGACTCGGACGCAATGCGGGTGGTGTCGACGGTGATGCTGCGTGCCTCGACGAGGGCCGCGTCATAGTCCTCGTCGGTGCGCGCGACCTGCCACTTCAGCGCCTGGGGCAGTTCGGTCTCCTGGCCGCGGGTCAGTTCGAAGGCCTCGCCCTCGCGGCTGGCAACCAGATCGTCGATGGCCAGCGTGGTGACGGACGCCCGACCGCGCATGACAAAGCGGATCACCCCCTCCGTTTCGATCGCATCGAAGCCGAAATGTCGGGCCAGCGTGGAAATCGACGCGCGAGGGCTTTCGAGAGCGCCGATCACATAGCCCTCGACCGCGCCCCAGAGGCCGGAAACGTCGATGAGGCTCTCCGCCAGCCCGGCGCGCAGGCAGAGATGGCGCACGAGGGCCGCCAGTGACACAGCCCCGAGCCGCCCGGTCAGCCAGTGGCCGAGCCGCCAGTTCGGCCCGTCCGTCCAGATCCCGGTCAGTTCCGGAAAGAAAGGATAGGGTCGCGCGTCCCAGGTCCAGGCGGCGCATTCCGGAACATGCACCATCCGGCCGCCATAGACCGCGGACGTCGGGTTGTTCGTGCCCTGACCCCACCAGAGATACGTCGCCTCAAGATAGGCCCGCTGGATTGCGTCGTCGCGCCAGCCGCGCGAGAAATACGGGGTGAAGCTCTCCGAGGACTTCGGGTCGAAGAAGACGTTCGGCTGGTTGGTCCCCCGGTCGATGGCCGGACAGCCCAGTTCGGTGAACCAGACGGGTTTCGACTGCGGCACCCACTCCGTCGGCGTGCCGCTCTCCACCCCACCCGGACGGTTGAAATGCGGCTCGGACCACCAGGCGCGCAGGTCCTTGTAGCGGAACACCCAGGGCTTGCCCGCGCTGCCATCCGCGATGGGCGTCCGGATCTGCGCCGACCGGTCGGCCTCGGAGGCATAGAACCAGTCGAAGCCCTCGCCGCCCGCGATGTTCGCCTGCAGATAGCCCCGGTCATGGATCGCGGGCCAGCCTTCGAGGGCATCGGCATGATCGAAGCCGTCGCGCCAGTCGGAGAGCGGCATGTAGTTGTCGATGCCGATGAAATCGATGTTGGCATCCGACCAGAGCGGGTCGAGGTGGAAATGGACGTCGCCGCTGCCGTCGCCGGGCTGGTGACCGGAGTATTCCGACCAGTCAGAGGCGTAACCGACACTGGTGCCCGGCCCGAGGATTGCCTTTACGTCGGCCGCCAGCGCCTTGAAGGCGGTGACGGTCGGATAGGTGTTCGCGCTCGACCGGATCGTGGTCAGCCCGCGCATCTCCGAACCGATCAGGAAGGCATCAACCCCACCTGCCACCGCACAAAGGTGGGCGTAGTGCAGGATCATGCGGCGCAGGCCCCAGTCGCCCGAGGGACCGGTCCATGTAACGGTGTCGCCCGAGATCGCAAACTGCGCCGGGTTTGCGGCGCCGAAGAAGTTGGACACCTGCGTCGCCGCGGCAGCGGTCTTGTCTGCGCTCCCGGCATAGCCTGCCGCCGGGGAGCAGGTGATACGCCCGCGCCAGGGGAATGACGGCTGACCGGGCGTCGCGGCACTGTTCGAATAGGGGTTCGGCAGGCTGTTCCCGGGCGGGACGTCCATCAGCAGGAAGGGATAGAAGGTGACGCGCAGCCCGCGCGCCTTCATCTCTCGGATCGCCTGCACAACCGCAAAGTCGGCAGGCGTTCCGCCATAGACCGGCCGATCTTCGACGTCGCGGCTGACGAGATGGGCCGCAACGCGGGACACCCCATTGACCGTCCAGATCTTCGGGCTGGTGACCTTGGTTGCGACCTCGACGCCCGGCTTGATCGTGCAGTTGCCCGCGCGCAGGTCATTGCCGAACCAGGCGACGACCAGACTGACACTCTCGACGGCCGGGGCCATGGCTTGTAGGCGGTCCAGCGCCACGACGATGTCGGCCTCGTCGGGCAGCGCGTTCAGGTTCTCGGCCGAGGAAGTTCCGCCAGTGGTCTGGCCGAACACCGTGGTCGTGGCGCCCACGGTCTTGCGCACAGCTTCGGTGGCATAGGTGAACTCCCCCGAGGCCGGGATCATGGTCACGGCCTTCACCAGCCCCTCGGCAGTGTCGGGGTCGGCAAGCGGCCGGAACACCTCAAAGCTCAGTTGCGGCAGGCGGTTGCCGTAGGTCGAGAGCGGCAGTTCCTCGAAGACGACATAGGCCGTGCCGCGATAGGCGGGGGTGTTGGCTGCGCCCATCTTCGCCGCGATGAACGGGTCAGGCGTCTGGGTCTCATTGCCTCGATACCAGCGCCAGGTGATGCCGGTCATGTCGAGGGGCTTGCCGTCGGCCCAGATGCGGCCGATGCCGGTGATCGGGCCTTCGCACAAGGCGACCGCGAAGGACGCATAGTAGAGATACTCGGTCGTCTTGACCTTGCCGCCACCACCACCCTTGCCGCCGCCCTGCGTCGTGGTCTTCGTCTCCTCGCGGAAATCCGTGGCCCAGATGATGTTGCCGCCGATGCGCATGCGCCCGTAGAGGCGCGGGATGATCGCCCCCTCAGTCGCCGACGTGATGCGCAAGCTGTCGAGGCGCTGGCCCTCGATCTTCTGCGCGGGCGCCAGCGACGAAACGATCCAGCTGTCGACGACCGAACCGATGGTCGACCCGATGAAGCCACCGATGGCGGCCCCGGAAAAGCCGAGGATGGCGCCGCCGAAAGCCCCACCGATGGCGGAACCGACGGCACCGAGGACGAGGGTCGCCATGGGGTTCTCTCAGCGTTGGGGAAACAGAAAGGCGAAGGCGATCTTGCGCGCCCACGCGGGGGTCAGCGGTTCCTCGATCACGCCGAGACGTTCATAGGCGTGGAGGAAGGTGTCGGGGCCGGTGAGGATGCCCACATGCTTGGCGATGGCGCGGGGCATCATGCGGAAGAGGATCAACGTGCCGGGGCCAGCCTCGGATGGATCAAGTTCCGGCATCATCGCCCGCGCCCCATCCGCCAGAACCTCGCGCGGGCCGGTCTCGCCCCAGTCACGGCTGTAGGGCGGGATAGGGAATGGCTCGGGGCCGACCACTTCACGCCAGACGCCGCGCGCCAGACCGAGGCAGTCGCAGCCGACACCGCGGAGGCTTGCCTGGTCGTGATAGGGCGTGCCCAACCAGGACCGCGCGATGGCGATGACGTGGACGGGATCGGCAGCTTTCACAGCACCGCCCCCTCGTGTCCGCCATCCTTCGTCGCATAGCGAAGGACCGCGTCCTGCCCCGGGATGTGCGGGAAGCCTCGGAAGTTCGCGACATTGGCGAACTTCGCAACGCAGGTCGCGATACGCTTGTCGCAGCCCGCGCGGACCACGAAGGTATCCGACGCCGTGATCGGGCGCACTGGGGCTTCCAGCAGAGTCAGGATAGCAATGCCGTCGACAAGGTCATGCGACAGCACCTCGACCCGCCGCCCTGCATTCGCGCCGGTCGACCATTCCACCAGCCCGAAGGCAAACCAGCCGGCGGAGAAGGTGCCGAGGCCGGCGGCCGTGAAGGCACGGTCGCGCAGCACATCGATCACCGCGCCGGTCCCCTTGAAGGCCGGGGCCTCGAGGTTCACGCCGCAGCGCGCATCGCCCAGCGCGGCGTCGCAGCTGGCCTGGAACGTCCGCCCCACGGTCTGGCCGAGGATATGGGCAAGCGACCGCACCTCGGCGACGAATGCCAGCCGCCCTCGCCGGATCTGGCCGATGGCCCCGCGCCGAAGGAGCACACGCTGCGCTGGGGCCGACCAGTTCACCCGCCAAACTTCGACCGCCGCATTGTCCCATCTGCCGTCGAGGATGTCGGTCTCGGTGATCCGGTCGGAGGACAGCACGCCTTGGGCATCCTGCGCATCGACGGACAGGTCCGACCCCGACCGGACCTCGGAGGCGGTCAGACCGCTTTCGGGTTCGAACTCGGTTCCGTCGAAGTTGAGCGTCCGGTCGTGGTCGGTGAAGCCGAAGGTCACACCATCGGCGCGAGTGATGCGCCAGCACCAGGCCAGAGTGGTGGTGCCCTCGTCGAGATGCGCCTGAAGTGTGGGCGGGAGCGCCTTCACTTCCGCCCCCAGCCGCGCCACAGGGCGACCGAGGCCAGCGCCGAGGACACGACACCGCCCGCCGCGCCGGTCAGAGCATAAAGGTTGAACGGGCGCAGATCGAAGTTGCCCGTCACCAGATCGAAATCCGCAAGCCCGGCCATGGCGAGGCCGGAGGCAACGAGGCAGGCGAGACAGACGAGGCCGCGTGCGAAGGTCCAGTTCATGTCGTTTCCTTTCGCGTGAAGAGGTTGGCAAGTCGCTGCCACCAGCTGGGCGTGGTCGTGGGTTGGGCTGGTGGCGGCGTCGGCGTGCCGGTCGGGCGGAGCAAAGCCAGCGCCTCGCTCTCGCTGAGGCGACGGAGCGGTCGCAAGAAATCCACCCTGCCGTTGCGGTCGACCGCCCAGACCGGGATGGTGCCTGTCGGGTAGCGGCCGTCGCGGAACAGATCGCGTTCAGCCTCGCGCCGGGTGCGGATTGCGGCCGGTCGGAGCCAGCCCATGAACCCCTGCGCGGCGGCTGCGCGGTTGCCTACGTTCAGGTGGCGTGTCAGGGCGGCCTTGGCGATGCCGCCTGTGTTGTAGTGGAAGGAAACCAGCGCATCGAACTCATGGGGTTCGAGCGGTACTTTTACGGCGCGCAGCACCTCGGACTCGTAGGCGGCGAGGTCGGTGCGGAAGAGCCGGAAGGCCTCGCGGATGCCGGCATCGAGATCGGCAGGCATGCCGCGCGGCATCTGCGCCGGATCGGGCGGACCGGCGGCGGCGGTGTGGCCGATGCCGAAGGTCCAGATGTCCTTCACATCCAGATAGGGTCCGGGCACGACGCCTTCGTGCCGGATCAGGGCCAGCAGGCCCCGGTCGGTCATGTGCATGGGATCACCCGAAGATGGAGGAAAGGATGAGGATCAGGGCGGCGACCAGAAGGCCGATGCGCAGGCGGTGGCTGAAGGCTTGTTCGGGATCGGCTGCGTCGCAGCGGATGGCGCGCGCAAGGCGGAGAAGTTCATGCATCGGGGGTGCCCCCCTTGCCGCTGCGCAGCCGGGCGAGGACGACCTCGATGAAGGCGGGGCCGAAGACGCCGACCAGATAGGCGGCCGAACCCGCAGCACCTCCGGCTGGAATGGCTTCGGGCGGCAGGCCGAGCCAACGGGTGACGAGCGCCATCGACAGGCTGCCCATCCCAGCCGCGATCAGCCCGCCGAGCAGATGTGGCGCAGCGCGCTGCGCAGCCGCATCCGTGTGGTCAGGGCGTTGGTGGCCCCGCCCAGAGCGCCCCAGGCGGCAAGGATGACAGCGGTGGAGGTCGCCAGATCGCGCAATGCCGCGGCGATGAAGCCGGTTTCTTCGTTCATCGCCGGATCTCCAAGAGCGGGATGGATGTGATCGACCCCAGCCGCTCGAGGTCGAGGGTGACGTCGAGCATGTCGGTGTCGAAGCGGACGGGAACGTCGAATTCGAAGCCCGCAGTGATCGCCACGCCCGCGGCGGGGGCGGTGGCGAAGGTGACGAGGCCGGTCGCGGTCGAAACCGACCAGCCTGTGGCCTGCGGCGTGCCGTTCAGGGCGATGGTGACGGTCCCGGCGACGGGCTTGGCGATGGTGCGGCTCCAGGACTGCGCGCCGGAGGTGTAGCGCTTGGTCAGATGAAACAGCGTGGCCGCCCCATCGCCGGTGCCGATGGGCTGGTTGGTCGGGCCCGGTGTCTGTGATGGCAGGCAGGATTTGAAGTCGGCCCAATCCTTGAAGCGGAAGCCGTGGAGGCGGCCATTGCGGGCCTCGAAGAAGGCGACCACCGCCGCCAGATCGTCGGCGCGGCGGATGCCGTAGGCGACATCGTAGCGGCGGCGGCTGTTTGCCCAGCTCGCATTTCGCTCTTCGGCACCACTCGTTAGTTCGACGATCTGCGTGCGCCGCTCCGGGCCGCCGCGCGCGCCACGGCTGATGTTGTCCGGAAACCGAACCTCGTGAAATGCCATGGCTGGTCCTCACATGCCGCGCCGACCCAGCGACACGGCGCGGGCGATGTCGCTGGCAACCTGCGTGCGCGACTGGCGAAAGCTCTCGGCGTCGCGGGCGTTGATCGTGACATTGACGGTGGAGGCGCCCGCTTGGCCGTACCCTGCCGCCTCGCGCCGGGAGAGCACCCGCTCGCCGCGTTGCAGGATCGCGGGTACCTCGTCGGGCCGCAGCCCGGCCCAGCCGCCGCTGTGCATTCGGGGGGCGCCCGCGAAGGCCAAGGCCGGGACCATTCGGCCGGGACCTTGTGCACCAACCATGCCGCCCGCATGCAGGATGTTCGCGAAGGTGAGCGGGGACCGTGGCCCCAGTGGGGCCGCGTAAGCCCCGCGAACGCCCGCGCCGCCAATCGCGCCAGCCAGCGCGTTCGCAATGGGGCCGAGGATGAAGCGGCGGACGGCGAGCTTGGCGAGGTCGGCGATCATCGACGTGACCAGATCGCGGAAGTCGAGCTTGCCGGTCTTCACGAAGTCACCGATGGCGTTCTCGGCCGAGGTGAAGGCCCCGACCAACGTGCTGCCGATATCGCGCGCCTTGGCTGCGTAGTCGGCGAGGGCGGCGGTGACGGCCTGCCAGCCGGTCAGCGCGGTGTCCGCGCCCTCGGCCGCTGCTGCTCCCGCGTCGCGCGCGGCCCCGCCCGCGGTATCGGCGGCGGTGGCGGTATCGTTCAGCTCGGACGTGAGGGCATCGGCCGCGCCAGCCGCATCCGCCAGCGCTGTCTCGGCTTCCGTCCCCGTGCCGCTCACAGCATCCTTCAGCGCCTGCCAGCTGGCCAGCGGCCGACCGGCGGCATCGGCAAGCATCCGCGCGGCCTCGCGATATCCATCAGCCCGGGCGCGGGCATCGTCGGCCATGGCCCCGAGGCCGAGGTCAGGCGGTTCGAGATAGGTCTTGGCCAGCGCGGCCGAGAAGGCGTCCGCGGCAGCTGCACCGGCTGCGGTCGCGGCCCCCTCGAAGGGATTGCCGATGCGGCCCAGTTCCACCGGATCGAGGATGCCGATCCGGACACCGCCCTCGCCGATGGCCCATTCCGGCAGCAGAGACAGCGCCGCGTTCAGCGTCTCGATGAAGCTGTTGATCCGGGTGCCGACGCCGTTCAGCATTGCCTCGACGCCCGAGATCAGCCCGTTTGCGGCTTGAAAAGCGAAGTCAGCGATGGCGCCGGGCAGGCTGCCCCAGATCGCCACCGCCGCGTCGTATGCTCCTTGGAAGATTGCCGCCGTCCGGTCGCCGAAGCTGACGACGCCTGCAATCGTGCCTTCGAGCGCCGAAAGACCCGTCGCCTTCAGCCCTTCCCATCCGGCCGCCATGCGGGCGAGGGCCGCGTCCAGCGACAGGCCGATGCGGGACCAGACCTCGCGGGCCAGATCGCCCAGCAGGCGGAACGCCTCGCCGACCCCGCCCACTCGGGCCACCAGTTCCGAGAACTGGTAGACCAGCTCGCCCGCACCGACGATCAGCGCCCCGATGCCCGTGCGGATGAGCGCCCCGCGCAGGAACATGAGCGCCGTGGCGAGGCCGCGCACGGAGAGGGCGGCGGCCGCCATCCCGGCCACCCAGCGCCCGGCCATGACGGTGGCGAAGGTGATCGTATAGGTGGCGAGGCGGCCGAGGTTCTCGAAGAGCATGGTGATCGCCTGCCCGATGGGCCCCGTAGCCCGCGCCATGTCGGCGAGCCTGGTGGCCACCGTTTCCAGCGCAGGGGCGACGGCGACGGTCAGGCGGTTGACGAGGCCGGTCCAGATCAGGCTCAGCCGCGCGATGGCATCGCCCGTCCGCTCGATCTGCGCCGCATCCGCCGCGCTGATCGCCACCCCGAAATCCTGCACGTCGCGCGCCGCATCCCGCAGGGTCGCGCTGTCGATCCGCAGGAAGGCAAGCGCCGCCCGGTCGCCGAAGAGGTCCGAAGCGACCGCCGCACGTTCGGCCTCGGGGACATAGCGGGTCAGCGCGTCCTGGATCGCCACGATACGCTGGTCGAGCGGCAGGGCCTGCAGCTCGGCCGCCGTCAGGTTCAGGCGCCGCAGCGCGCCGACCGCCGCGCCGGAACCACTGGCCGCTTCCGACAGGCGATTGGTCAGGCGCTGCGTTGCCTGCTCGATCTGGCCCATCGAGACCCCGGCCAGTTCCCCGGCCCAGGTCAGGGTCTGGATGCTTTCGACGGTGGTGCGCATCGACTGCGCAAGCTTCGCCTGCGCGTCGATGTTGGCGAGCCCCGATCGGACCATTGCCACCCCAGCCGCCGCGGCTGCTGCGGTGACGGCTGCCAGCGCGATCCCTGCCTTGCGGGCAAATCCAGCAAGGCGCGTGTTGGCCAGTTCCATCTCGGTGGAGAGACGGCCGAACCCGCGCGCCCCGGCCTCGCCGATCCCTTCCAGTTCGGCGCGCACCTGGCGGCCGCCCACGGCGGCGAGCCGGACGGAGACGCGTTTTTCGGCCATGGGATCGGGGCTCCAGATTGGGTCAGTCGCGGTTGGCCGCGATCTGCTCGTTGACGCGGCGGACCATCACCGCCTCGAGGGCCGGCAGCAGTTCGGCGATGGCGGGCGGGCAGATGCCGAGGGCCGAGCCCAAGGCCAGCGCTGCGCTCATGTCCCAGCCGATCACCGCGCCGGGGAGGACGCGCATCTGCCCGCCACGGCGCTGCGCCAGGTCCCAGACCTGCGCGCCCTCAAGCGTCAGCGGCTGGTTCAGCCGTGCGGGGCAGTCGGGACAGGGTCCTGCACAGGCCGCGCAGTAGCCTTCGCCCCCACTGAGCGACCAGTCGGCAAGGGCGCAGAGACTTTTTTTTCCGCTTCCAGCAGGAGCGCCTTGGCGACGTAGAGGGTCTGGAACGCCTCGAAGGCAGGCCAGATGTCGAGAAGCGCGTCGATGGCCTCGGGCCTTGGATCGATGGGATGGCCAGCGGCATCGCCGATCCCTTCCCAGCCGATGATCGCGCGCCGCGCCAGCGCCTTGGCCATGGCGAGCGCGGCTTCCTCGGTCGCGGCCCCCTCGGGCAGATCGGCAATCGCGGGATCGCCGCGGGCGGACACCATCAGCGCCGTAGTCAGCGGACGAAGCCGGACACGCACGCCGGGGATGAGGTCGCACCATTGCGGCGCGTTCGAAAGGTCGAGGGTCAGCATGGCAGGCCTTCTCAATAGGTGGCGACGGTGTTGACGAGGACGGCGGTGCACATCCGGGCGGGGCTGGTGGCCTTGGCCGCCTGCCAGTCGAAGGTGGCCTGGATGCCCTGCGGGCCCGGGATCTCGATGCGAGGGCGCGGCAGGTACACGGCGTGCGCCGTGGAGGTGAAGCTGGCGTTGGCGCCGAGGCTCCAGGCAAAGACCAGCTCGCAAGGTGTGCCGTCGATCGCCTGCGTGATCAGCGAGGTGTCGGCAACCCCTGCGGCGTTGAAGGCGGCCGCGACGTTTTCGGCATGGGCGACCGTGGAACAGAAGACCACGGTCGGCCGCTCGCTCGCCTTGTCCTGCCAATGGCGGACCACTTCGTCGGTCACCGGCGCGCGGTTCATGATCTGCGCGACTTCGGTCATGTCGTAGTCGGCAGCGCTCTTGCGCACGGCACGCAGCTGGTCCTGCACGCCCACGTCGATGACGAAGGTGCGTGACGGGACGAGGTGGCCCGAGGCGATCAGTTCGCCCAGCTTCACCTGGTCGCCGACATTGTCGAAGATCTCGCGCAGCCCCTTGCGGTCGCCCCGGTTGGGCGTCGCCGTGACGCCGAAGATCCGGCAGGCAGGATTGGCGCCCCGGACATGGTCGATGATCCGGCGATAGCTGTCGGCCACTGCGTGATGCGCCTCGTCGATGACCAGAAGGTCGAGCGCGGGCATCGCCGCCAGATTGGCCGGCCGCGAGAGGGTCGGCACCATGGCGAAGGTCGCCCGTCCGGCCCAGCTCTTGGCCTCGGCATCGACGACGGAGGTGGTGATTTCAGGTGCGACCCGGCCGAACTTCGCCCGGTTTTGCGCGGTCAACTCGTCGCGATGCGCAAAGACGCATGCCTTGGCATCATTGCCCTCAAGGGACTTGGCGACAACCGCCGACAGGGCGATGGTCTTTCCGAAGCCCGTCGACGCGATGCTGAGGGTGTTGCCGTGATCGCAGAGCGCAGCGAGGCTGCGCTCCACGAACAGGCTCTGACGGGGGCGAAGGCGCATGGATCAGGCCCTCACTGCGCCCAAGAGGGACGACCGGGCACCGGCGACGCGGGCTGCTGCTGGACCGACTGCTGCGGCGCGGGTTGCGCGGGCGGGTGATAGCCGGGTTGCACCGCCAACCCCATGTTCTGGGCATAATCCCGATGGTCCGGCGTTACCGCGCTGCGGATTTCGTTCTTGTCGTCGCCGGTCGCATCGGTGCCGACGTCGATCCGAGCCAGGAACTCGATCCCGTCGAGATCCCCGAGCCCGTTGATCCGGCGCGCAGACTGCGCCTGCGGCGACTGGTCCTTGTCGGAAATCCCGCGCGCCGAGTTCAACATGCCGCGGATCATGCTGCGGCCCATGTTAGCCCAATCCGGGCCCTTCGGGCTGTAGAGCCCGATCAGCGTGAAGATCTTGCGCCGGGCATACTGGCCCTCGGTGACGGTGAACTCGCCGTTCAGGTACACCGCGCCAGTCGAGCCACGGGTGGCATAGCCCCCGGTCCAGCCTTGCGAGGGATCGTCGAAGCCGCCCGGCCGGATGGTCAGGCGGACCTTGGCCAGCGTGCCCTTGGGGATGAGGTTTGTGTTGGACTGGGCGTCGTTGAAGTCGTTCCAGGAACCCATGGGGTGTCTCCTTTGCGGGTCAGGATTGCGGATGGGGGTGATCAGCCGCGCCTTCAGCGGGCGGCGTGAAGGTCAGGCGCCTTGGCGCGGGCGTGCCGAGGGCGCGGATCTTGTCCATCAGGCGGCCAAGATGCGGCTCTTCCACCGGGCCAAGACGACCGGAGCGGTCCTTGGCCGGGAAACCCCAAGGGTTGATGGTGTGGCAGACGAAGGCGCGGTAGGGATCACCACCATCAGCCTTCAACTCGGCCATGGTGATCACCTCGTCGACGATCCCCGGCAGCTCGAGCCCGGTCTTCGATCCATCGATCTGTGGCTGGAAGATGCGCCGGTTGAAGTCGTCGAACTTCTCGTCGAGGATCCCCACGAACCAGACGTTGCGCCCCCGGGTGTGCTGGAGGTGGGTCAGCCATGCGATCATCTCGCGCCCGTGCAGCCCGTAGGCGCCGCGGACGTCAGGCTTGCCGGTCTTCTCCGACACCGCTTCCGGCTGGCCCTTGCACCATTGGAAGCAGAGCCGCCCCGCCACGGTGATCGAGTCGACGAAAATCGTGTCGTAGCGATCGAGCGCGGCGGGATCGCCGAACTTCTGGCAGATGGCGGCATCATGCGCGGGGCTGTAGGGCTGCTCGTCGCGCAAGGCCGGGTTCGGTCCGCCGATGAAGACCGCAAAATCCCGGCACTCGGCCCATGTGCGCGGCCGGATGCTGTCGTCGGGCCAGCCCTCGATGGCCAGATCGCCCGCCTCGAGGTCGATGAACAGCGTACGGGCGGGGTCGAGCGTCCAGAGAAGGCTGGTCTTGCCGATGCCGGACTTTCCAAAGATGCAACCCTTGATGCCGCGCGGCTCGGCCAGCCGCTGGTCGGCGGTGATGATGGGCAGGCTCACGCGCGATCCTCCTGCGGCAGCAGGTCGATCTTCAGCGTGCCGGTCTTGACGGTGCGGGCGGGCTCGAAGCCCTGTCGGATCGCCTCGGGCCAGGCGGAGTAGGCGCGCTCGGGCACCTTGAAGCTGATCTCGACGTATTCGGCCGGATCCTCGCCCGCGGCGCGGATGCGCTCGACCATGGCGGCGAGCTTGGCCTGGTCCCACTCGACCCGCTTCGGGAGGTCCGCGACCACGGTGAAATCACCATCGACCAGGCGCACGGTTCCGTTGTCCTTGCCGCAGGCGCGGCGGGCCTCGGCGGCGCGGGTGGCATAGCGGACCTCAAGCGCGGTGGAAAAGCGCGCAGTGACGGCCTTCATCTGCTTCGCCGCGGCGTCGATCTCGCGCTGCAGGGCAGCGAGAAGCTCGACAGGCAGCTGGGCGATCTCGCCAGCGGGCAGGTTGATCAGCTGATCGATGCTGGGGGTGTTCTGCGGGAACGTCATGGGGGTCTCCGTGATAGGGGAATGGGGTCAGGCGGCCTCGAGGAGGCGCACCGAAAGGGAGGGACCGGCCTGGCGCGGTCTGGTCCGGGCGATGGCGATGTAGGCGAACTGGTCGGGGCCGATCCGGGCCTGGACGAGGTGGACGAGGCCCTGCTCGGCGGCGCGCAACGCGGCCGATGCCACCAGGCGAAGGGTGCGCTGCTGTTCAGCGGGCAGTTTCGAGATCACCGAGGTCGCATCGACCGCGAGAAAGCCGCGATGGTAGACCAGCGTCTCGCCGGGTGCGGCCTGCGCGATCCAGGCCGAAAGCCCGACCTCATCAAGGGCAGGTCCGGCTGCGCCGAAGATCGACACGACGCCGGTGGCACGGATGGTGGAATGCCGGGCCATCATGCCGCGCCCCGATCCGCAGTGCTGCGCCGCTGGCGGGCCTGGTCATAGGCCAGCACATCCTCGAGCCGATAGACCACACGGCCCCCGATCTTCAGGAAGGCCGGGCCCTCGCCGGTCCAGCGCCAGCGTTCAAGGGTGCGCGCCGAAATGCTCCAGCGCGCGGCAAGTTCGGTCTGGTTCAGGCAGGTTCTGGTCTGCAT